TCCGGGGGGTCCACCAACAGCCCGGTAGACCCGAACCTGACGCTGGACTTGGAATTCAGTTCCATGACGGTACTGCCCGCCAGCGTCACGTTTACACGCGCCAGCATCGGCACCTACTTTGACAGCAACGGCGTGCTCCAGACGGCACTCGCGGGTGCTGCGCGCTTCGACCACGACCCGGTCACGCTGGCGCCGCTCGGCCTGCTGATCGAGCAAGCGCGGACGAACTTACAGAGGTATTCTCAGGATTTTTCTCAGTGGCCAGCTACTCAGTGTACTAAAGCTCCTGCCGCAGCACTTGACGGTACTACTAGCGCGACCGAGATCATTGCTAATAATACAGTTAACGCTCACAAACTAGATAGTCAGACAATCACAGTAGATACTACGAGTACCTATACGGTATCCTTCTATGCCAAGAAGGGTGCAGCTAATTTTGTATCTTTGTCAATGGCAGGTGCGTATAATTACTGCGCTTGGAATCTTGACACCGGAACATTAGCTGGTAACGGCACACCCTGGACTAATCCCGGAATTCAAGCTTGCGGCAATGGTTGGTATCGTTGCTACGCAAACGGCATTTTCATTGGGACAACTGCTACTCCTCAGATATATGCCGCTTTGACAGTGGCTTCGGCAGGTCAGCCTAACACCGCAGCAGGTGATGGCGTCGCTCCTTGGATCACGATATGGGGTGCCCAGATAGAACTCGGCGCGTTCTCCACGTCCTACGTCCCCACGACTACGGCCACGGTGCCACGCTCTGCAGACGCTGTCAAAATGACGGGGGTGAACTTCTCGTCTTGGTATAACCAGTTGGCGGGAACAATCGCAGCTTCGCGCATAGACCGCGAAGCCACGCAAAATGAAGTAGTGGCGGCTGTCAACGACAACACGACGGCAAATCGCCTTGTAACCTACAGGAACAACCTTAAAGCTGCATCTGGGTTGGTGACAGTAGCTGGTACAGCATATAACGTCCCGGGCACTACAGCGCCTTCAGGTAATGTCAATCTGACAGCCATGACGTTTACGGCAGGTCGAGCTGCACTTTGTCAGAATGGCGGGACTGTGACCAGTTCAGCGCCGCCTACGATGCCAGTCGTGACGCAGTTGGAGATTGGTTCCGCTATAGGCGGTTCTTATATGAACGGCACGCTCGCGTTTCTCAGGTACTGGAACGTCGCCAAGACTGACGCAGAGCTTCAAGAGATCACAAACCCTGTAAGATACTAGGAGAACTATAGATGGATGCGAAACTTGTCACTGGTGCTTTCACCACCCAGCAAATTCCCCTTGAGCTTGGGATCGTCCCAGCTGGTTACCTCAGCTGGCTCACGCGGGACAACGTGACAGTGGAAAAGAAGCAGCTTCCGGCCGCCGCCCGCCATGTCACCTACGCGGTCATCGAGCATGGAGTCTACGTGGTGTGGGTCATTCGTGTTTCGGACACTGGCACTAGCATCGGCCAAGTTGCTGAGAGCGAGCCCTTCGAGATAACGCATGCGATGGTGGAGGTTCCCCTGAAAGTCACCGTGAGCGTGGGGGACTTCGTAGCACTTCCGAAGTGAGCAAGCCATGACTCGCAAAACCGTCACTGAGCTCTATGCTCAAGCCCAGTCGTCCTTCCCGGATAACATTACTGGAGCGATTACACCAGCGTTACTCCGTAACTTCTGCCTGGATTTCCTTGACACGATCCGCCCAAGCTACGCTGGTCTCAGTCTCGCCACGGAAACCAGCAAGGCGGCGACTGCTACCTATTCTACGTTCTCGTGGCAAACTATACTCGCTGCCCAGGCGCCAGATTACACAGTATCTCTGGCCTCGGGTACAGTTACACGTGCGGGCGGTCCTGCCTCCGCTCGCATCGAGTTCTCCATCGACGCCAAAGCAGCAAACAACTCCATTGTCTCGTTCGCGCTGTTTGTGGACGGAGTTGAGACCTCGTGGACTACGTCCAACACCTCCACTTCTGCGACGGATGTTCAGTCCTTCGCCTTCACGGCAGTCAACTACTCCACCAGTTTGACGCCGCAATACGATGTTCGTATCAAGACGAATGCACCAGGAAACGTTCTCTTGTCGAATGGCATTCTCGTGGTTGAGAATGTCCCTGTCAACACTAACTAAAGGAACACAACTGTGTCCACCGGTACTATCGATTACAATATGGATTTCCAGGATAATCAGCAAGCAGAAGCTGACAAGCGCCTGTTGGTTCATTTCTTCAAGGACGCTGTCCAGAACAACTTCAAGACCAAGGAAGCAGGTCGTCCTATCTTTGACGAGTTTGACTTCGTCAAGGTGATGGCTCCTGGTTCCCGCGATACCGTGGTTACTCGCGTGGCGGATGGCTCTGACTACGCGCGCCGGTTCCCCACACAATGGGCTCAGTACAAAGCTCGTCAAGAGCAGTCCCTTACGGGCACGCCTCTCAGTCAGGTCCCCTGGTTGACTGTAGGGCAGATTGCTGAGTTCAATGCTGTCAATTGCCGTACGGTTGAGCAGCTGGTCGGTATGCCCGATAACCTGTCCCAGAAGTTCATGGGGCACTTCCAAATCAAGCAGCGGGCCCAGGTTTACTTGGACGCCGCTAAGAACGCAGCTCCATCTCTCAAGCTCCAGGCAGAATTGGAGAAGCGTGATCTGGAGATCACAGAACTTCGCGGCATGATCGAGGCCATGCAAGCAACGCAACAAGCTAAAGCACCTCCGAAAGGGTAAACTATGACAGTCGGATACTGGTCAGCTCTTCAAGTTCTTACCCAAGTTGCAGGTGAGCTTGGGCTACCACGTCCGACAACTGTGGTTGGACTGACTGATGTTCAGTCGGTCCAGTTGCTCTCCCTTCTTAACTCTGCGGGTAATGAGCTCCAACTCTACTATCCGTGGGAACAGTTCACGAAGGAGTGGGTATTCGATACTGAGTTTGATAAGGCCGAGTACGACGTCCCTGATGACTACAAGTACTTCACGGACCAGACTCAATGGGATCGTACTGACCATTGGCCTCTTCTTGGTCCCAAGTCTGCGCAGGAGTGGGCTTGGCTCAAGGGCGCTCTTGTCGCTGCCCTACCACGCCTCCGCTTTAGGGTGATGAAAAACCAGTTCGTCATTTGGCCTACTCCGAAGGCCACTGGTTCACCTGCGACGTATAACTTGGCGATGGAGTACGTTTCCAAGTACTGGGTGAATAACGAGGAACCTCCGCTTGAGAAGGACATGATTACGTTGGACAACGACATTCTACTGTACGACCCTTGGTTGCTCATCAAGTTTGTCAAGTTCAAGTTCTACGAGCTGAAAGGTTTCCAGACTAATGGAGTCAACGCAGACTTCATGCGTGTCTTTAACTCGCTTACTGGTAAGGATGTAGGTGCGAAGATCCTCTCCCTTTCCCCGAAGATGACAAGCCAGTATCTTGGCCCATGGTCAGTCCCGGATGGTTCTTGGAACGTCTATGGATAATTGTCATGTTCTTCCAAAAAGCCACGCCCCCTGTCAATAAGATAGGTACAGTTCCTGCGCCTATTGGGGGGTTGAACGCACGAGACTCTCTGGCAAACATGCCGGAGACTGATGCCGTTGTTCTCAATAACTGGTGGCCACAACCATACGGCTGCATTGTTCGTAAGGGCTACCAGAAGTGGGCTTCGGGGTTGCCTGGTGCTGCGCATACCCTGGCTGCGTGGGCTGGGACAGACGGCACCGAGAAGCTGCTCGCTTGGTCTGTAGGCGGGTTCTATGACGTCTCAGTGCAAGGTCCTGTTGGAGCACCCCTTCTGACTGGACTCAGTAACTCGTATTGGCCCCATGTAGGGTATACCAATAATGCTGGGTCTAATCTGGTCGCAGTTAATAGTGTGGATGATGGCATCCTCTATAATGCGACAGGGGTCCATCGTCTTATATCTGGTGATGGCATTGTAGACTACACTTGGAAGGGCCTAGACCCTAAGAAAGCAACCACAGTTGCGTCTCATAACCACCGACTATGGGTTACTGAGAAGGGCACAGCCCTAGGTTGGTATCTCCCCACAGATGTTCTCTGGGGTGAATTCAAATCATTCGACTTCGGCCCCCTC